AGGATCAGGGTCTATTAACTCCCACGATAATGTAAATGCAACTGGTACTAACCCTGTGGTTAAAAACTTAGATGATTGGGACACTCAATCAGCGTCACGTGATTCAGATTCACACACATTTATCGGTAGATACCCAGGTGATATCGGTAACACACTACAAATTCAAGTATGTCCAGCACATACAGCATCATTTACTAACTGGGCATATAAGTCTAGTTTTGATGCAGAACCTGGCACATCTCAACATGCTGCAGATAAAAATGCTTCTAATGACGAAGTACACATTGCAGTTATTGATACTATAGGTAACTTTGGCTCAAAAGGCGGAGTATTAGAAACATATTCATTCGTATCACTAGCATCTGATGCTAAGAATGCAGACGGATCAACTAACTATGTAAAAGAAGTTGTTAATAAAGGTTCAAACTATGTTTGGATGGCTGGTTTTGAATCAGTATTCTCAGACGTTGGAGCTGGAACCGGAGCAGACAGTGGAGAAGACTTTATTCTTTCATCACCTGCTATTAAAACTTATAACCTTACTGGCGGTGCTAACTCTGGTACAATTACTGCATCAGATGTTGCAGTTGGTTACGATCTATATGAAGATACAGATATAGTAGAAGTTGACTTTCTTATTGCCCCAGGCATGGCTACTAGTTCAGATCAGGCAACTGTTGTTAATGATCTTGTTGCTACAGCTAAAGCACGTAAAGACTGTGTTGTTGTAGCTGGACCAGCTAGGAATGATGTAGTAGGTGTTAATAACCCTGCAACAATCACAACTAACATAGTAACTACAGCTAATACATTTACATTCGATTCAACACTATTTGTTGATTGTAACTGGCTAAAAGTATATGATAAGTACAACGATAAGTATATTAACATCCCTGCATCTTCATCTACAGCTGGTATTATGTCAGCCGCAGACGCAAATGGCGCTCCTTGGATTTCACCAGCAGGTGGAAGACGTGGTCAATACTTAGGTGTAACATCTACTGCATATAGTCCAAATAAAGCACAACGTGATACATTATATAAAGCTGGTGTTAACTCAGTTGGAAATATCCCAGGTCAAGGTGTTCTATTATTTGGTGATAAAACTCACATGAGTAGACCATCAGCATTTGATCGTATTAATGTTCGTAGACTATTCTTAACTGTAGAAAGAGCAATTGGAGAAGCAGCTAAGAATGTAATGTTTGAACTTAATGATGAGTTCACTCGTGCAGAATTTGTAAATATAGTAGAACCACTCCTAAGAGAAATCAAAGGACGCCGTGGTATTACGGACTTTAAAGTAGTTTGTAACGAAACAAATAACACATCTGCTGTTATTGATCGTAATGAATTCATTGCAAATATCTTCATTAAACCAGCACGTTCCATCAACTTTATCACACTTAACTTTGTTGCAGTACGCAGCGGTGTAGAGTTTGAAGAAGTTGTAGGTACTGTATAAGTAGCATAGAGAGGAAAAACTAAATGGCTATTCTAGGAGTAGACGATTTTAAAGCCAAACTCGCTGGTGGCGGAGCTAGACCTAACCTATTTAAGGTAACAGTCAACTTCCCAGCTTATGCAGGTGGCAACGTCGAACAAACATCGTTTATGTGTAAAGGTGCTCAGTTACCTGCATCAGTAATTTCACCTATCCCTGTATCATTCAGAGGTAGACAATTACAGATTGCTGGTGACAGAACATTTGAACCATGGACTGTAACAATCATTAACACTACCGACTTTGCGGTTCGTGATTCTATGGAAGCATGGATGAATGGAATAAACGGACACTCAACTAACACAGGTCTTGTTAACCCAGCAGACTATCAGTCTGATCTTATTGTTGATCAATTGGATCGTGACGAATCAGTTCTTAAATCATACACTTTCCGTGGTTGTTTCCCAACCAATGTAGGTGCTATTGATCTGAACTATGACACTACAGGTGCTATTGAGGAATTCCCAGTTGAATTCCAAATCCAGTACTGGGAGTCAAACACAACTACTTAAAGTTGTTATAAATAATAAGGTAGAGGAAGAAATTCCTCTGCCCTATTTTTAAACGGAAAGAAACTATGGCAGAAAATCAAGGTATTAATTTATTCGGTTTTGAAATTCGTAGAGCGGGTGCACGTAAAGCCGCTGCTAAGAATCAGCTTGATTCTATTGTCCCTCCAACAGATGATGATGGTGCAGGTTATGTTACTGCATCTGGTTCTCACTTTGGTCAATATGTAAACCTAGATGGTGATGAATCCAAGGATAATGTAGAGTTAATTAGACAGTATCGAGGTGTTGCAATGCACCCTGAAGTTGATGCTGCTATCGAAGATATTGTAAACGAAGCTGTTACTATTGAAGACAAAGGACTTGCTGTTAAATTAGTCCTAGATGATGTAGAAGCTTCAGATAAAATTAAAAAAGAAATTCAAGACGAATTTAGTATTGTATTAGGTATGCTCAAGTTTAATGACTTAGGGCATGATATTTTTAGACGTTTCTATGTTGATGGTAGAATATATCATCACTTAGTTGTTAATGATTCTAATTTGAAAGCTGGTATCCAAGAGATACGACCAATTGATTCAACTAAAATTCGTAAAGTAAAAGAGGTCAAAACTAAAAAAGATCCTCTTACTGGTGCTAAAATAATTGAAAAAGTAGATGAACACTTTATCTACCAAGATAAACCAGGCAAACAAGTTAGTGGAATTAAACTTACATCAGATTCAGTGAGCTATGTTACATCAGGTTTACTTGATGAAAGTAGAAAGAAAGTTGTATCTTATCTACATAAAGCACTAAAGCCTATTAACCAATTAAGAATGATGGAAGACTCATTAGTTATCTATCGTTTAGCACGTGCTCCAGAAAGACGTATATTCTATATTGACGTAGGTAATATGCCACGTGGTAAGTCTGAAGAGTATATGAAGAACATCATGACTAAGTACCGCAATAAGTTGGTATATGATGCAAATACTGGTAAACTAAAAGATGATCGTAAACATATGTCTATGTTGGAAGACTTCTGGCTACCAAGACGTGAAGGCGGAAGAGGTACAGAAATCTCTACATTGCCAGGTGGTGAGAACTTAGGTCAGATAGATGATATTATTTACTTCCAAAAACGTCTATATAGATCATTGAATGTACCTAGTTCAAGACTAGAGCAAGAACAAGCATCTGGACTTCTAGGTAGATCAACAGAAATTAATCGTGATGAACTTAAATTCCAAAAGTTTATTGACAGACTACGCCGTAGGTTCTCTGGTTTATTCCTTGAGATACTGAGAAAGCAACTTGTTCTTAAAGGTACTATTACTAATGAGGATTGGGAAGCTTGGCGTAATGAGTTAGTTGTAGACTTTGTATCAGATAATCACTTTGCAGAATTGCGTAATGCAGAACTTGTTAGAGAAAGATTACAGACATTAGATATGACTCAACAGTATGTTGGAGAATTCTATTCTAAAGAATGGGTATTTAAGAATATATTGAATCTATCTCAAGAGGAGATGGAAGAGATGAAGAAACAAATGGCTCAAGAAGAATCAGATGGTGAAGTAATGCCAGATGAAGATGGTGATACAGATTATGATAATCAATCAAAGCCAGATATGGATAATGATCCAGAGCCAGAGGAAAAACCTCGTGTAGATACTGATAAACTTGAAAAAGATCCAAAGGATCCTAAGCAAAAGAAGAAAGATGATAAATAATGGAAATGAATAGTACACTCACAGATTTTATTGATGCAGTTGGAACAAAAGATTTTGCTAAAGCTGAACCTATGTTTAATGATATGATGACTTCTAAAGTAGGTGATGCACTTGATGCTGAAAAGATTGCTCTTGCTAATTCTGTATATAATGGTGCTGATGAAGAACAATTAGAACTAGATATAGAAGATAATGAAGCTGAAGAACCAGTGGAAGAAATTTCGTCAGAAGAACAATTAGAAGATTAAATTGTTATAAATATTAGTTGAAACATAAGGTAACGTAACTTAATGAAAACATTTTTGCAAATACGGGAAAAAAGAATAAGTAAAATGCCCCCTGGTGAACATGTTTTTGATACCAAAGTAAAAGGTATTGAAGTTATGGTACATAAAGAAAAGAATAAATTTGTTACATATGTTGACATGGAAAAATTAGATACATTTCGTGATCTAAATTCGGCTAAAAAAGCTGGACTAGAATTTGTCAAACAATTTAAAGGATAATTAGATGAAGCTTATTACAGAATATACAGAAACTGATGTTCAATGTATTGTAGAAGCTAACGATAAAGGCGAGAAATCGTATGTTATCGAAGGTATTTTTGCAATGGCTGATTCTAAAAACCGTAACGGACGCATATATCCAAAATCAATTATGGAAAATGCAGTTGCTAAATACGTTACGGAACAAGTAAAAACTAAGCGTGCAGTTGGAGAACTAAACCATCCAGATGGTCCAACAGTAAACTTAGATAAGGTATCCCATCTTATTACTGATCTTCAATTTGAAGGTAATAATGTGATGGGTAAGGCACAAGTATTGGATACTCCTATGGGTAAGATTGTAAAAGGTCTCCTTGATGGTGGTGTGCAACTAGGTGTGTCAACTCGTGGTATGGGTAGTCTCGAACAGAGAAACGGCGTAACAATGGTCAAAGACGATTTCATTCTTAATACAGTTGATATTGTACAAGATCCATCTGCCCCACAAGCTTTCGTTAATGGAATAATGGAAGGTGTAGACTGGGTTTGGAATAACGGCGTAATCGAAGCAAGAGAAATTGAAAGAATGGAGACTGAGATTAAGAAGGCTCCACGTGCTGACCTCTATGAGGCTCAAACACGTGAGTTCAAGAATTTCCTCTCGTTACTCAAAACAAAAAGCATGTAAAGGAGTACAGCATGTCTGAAGAAAATCAGATCACTGATGCAGAACTCCATGACGAGAACGTTGTGGAAGAAGCTCATGATCCTAAAAATGCAGAAGTACAATCTGTCGATTCTGTCGACAAGGCGGCTAAAGCAACAACACAGGCGGCGGCACCAAAAACTAAAGCTGGCATGATTAATGCAATGTACGGTAAGTTATCGAAGATGAAAAAAGGCTGATCTTCAAGCATCTTACGGTAAAATGATGGGCGAAGAAGTAGAAGCTGATGAAGCTGATGTGGTAGCAGAGAATGCTACAGCAGAAGTTGACTTCAACTATACAACTGAGCTTGATGCATTGGTTGAGTCTGAAGCAACTCTTTCTGAAGAGTTCAAGACAAAGACAGCAATTATTTTTGAATCCGCAGTCAAAACAAAACTTACAGAGGAAATTGATCGTCTGGAAGAAACATATGCAACTGAATTAGCTGAGGAAGTTTCTACTATTAAAACTGACTTAGTTGAAAAAGTTGACAGCTACCTAAACTATGTGGTTGAATCATGGGTTGAAGACAACAAAGTTGCTATTCAAGCCGGTTTACGCACAGAAATCGCAGAAGGTTTCATGAGCAAGTTGAAAGACGTGTTTATTGAATCTTACATTGCCGTACCAGAAGATAAAGTTGACCTAGTTGATGATTTATCTGAGCAAGTGAAAGAACTTGAAGAAGCTCTTAATTCACGTACAGAAGATGCAATGTCTATCTCTGAGCAACTAGACACTTATAAGCGTAATGCAATTATTGCAGAAGCTGCAAAGGGTTTAGCAGACACACAAGTTGAAAAACTAACTAAATTGGTTGAAGGCTTTGATTTTGATGACGAAGCTACATTTGCAGAAAAAGTTGCAATTGTAAAAGAGTCTAACTTCAAACCAGAAGCAATTGAATCCACTATTGCAGAAGAAACTGAAGATGATGCATCAGATGCTATCGTTGAAGGCAATTCCGATGTAATGAACACCTACCTTTCTGCAATCAGAAAATCTCAAAAGTAAGAGGGAATAATCCAAATGAATACATACGACAACCTAGTCGAAAAATGGAACCCAGTGTTGAACGAAGAGTCAGCTGGATCCATCACCGATGCCCACAAACGTAGCGTAACAGCTGCTTTGTTGGAAAACACAGAACAAGCGCTAAAGGAAGAGCGTCAATTAACAGAAGCAGCTCCAACTAACTCTGCTTTAGGCGCAGGCTCAAACTGGGATCCAATCTTGATCTCACTAGTACGTCGTGCGGCACCTAACATGGTTGCATACGACCTAGCTGGTGTTCAACCTATGTCTGGTCCAACTGGCTTGATCTTCGCAATGAAGTCACGTTATGAAGGTCCAGCTGGAACAGAAGCATTGTTCAACGAAGCAGATACACGTTTCTCTGGTTCACAAGCACAAGCTGCACAAGCTGCAAGCCCATCA